ATGAATTTGGATTAGTAGATACGGATATTATGTTTAAAATGATTCATAGTAAACGATCTACTCGTGGTCTTATTGCGGAACGCAAATCGGAAAATGATATTAATGAAGGTGAAGTAGATTATTTAGAAATGGTAAATAATTTATTTAAGCATTTATTCATTGATAGTAATTTCGTAGTTAAAGAAATTGAATTAGATAAATCGGAAGATGAATTTAAAAACAAAGAAGAAGTATTTAGAGAAATTGCGTTAGAGTTTAAATGTAATTTAAACTATCGTTTGGATAAATGGAAGAGTGAGCAAAGTGAAACTGTTAACGAAGCTTAAAACTTTATTTACTCGTAAAGAAGTTAAGCAAGAAAACTTAAATGTAAAATTAGGATTAGATGTTATTCCTCTTTTTTGTAATGAAATTGAAGATGATTCACATTATAATCTTATTAACGTATTATTTTATTTAGATTTTGATGAAACTAAAGTTAGTATTTTAGACTTATTAGCTTATGGTAGTTATGACCATAAAGTTCATTTGTTTAAAATAACTTTAGATAATTTAATTAAGATGCGATTAGAACAAGAAGATTCTTATATTGTAAAAGAGTTCTTTTTGCGGATTGCGGTCGGAAGTGATTCATTTAATATTGTTGATAATGAACTTGATGAAGAATCGATTAAACTATGTGTAGTTGATATCATTAGTAAGTATTCTTCTTATAATTCATTAAGAGCATATAATAATAATGAAAATTCCGAAATAGATATTCCATGCATTGATAGATTTATTTATGAGTTAAGACAAACTTGTAAGAATGATAAGTTTGATTATACGAAATATGTATTGGCTAAAATTAGAATGGTTAGAGTTCCATTGTTTTATTTGATAGATTTATTTAAATTGGCTGATGATATTTGGTTTGAAGTTGATTATGATAAACCTCATGATTGTAGGGGTTATAGATCTAAAATGACATACTTCTTTGAAGGAAAACAATTTGGTTTGAATGAAGAAGAAGTTATATATTCCATCATAAATATGAGCAAAGGGAATATTTTGACATATATGAGTACACTTCCACTTGGTGTATCCGTAAACGTCGAATTATCGACAAGCCTTGATCGTATTCTTACCTTCTTGGCTACATCTGGGAACGATGATTTGAAAACAATCATTAAAGATGAATTATTAGAAGGTGTTTTTGATGAAAAAGACTTAGAATCTTTAAGATATCATGCTAAAGCGACTGATGAAGAGATTGAATATGATATTGATGAAGAAATTGATGAGGTAGTTAGTTATACTGTATTGGAGGATGATGAAAATGCTTAGTAGAGATTTATCTTCACTTGAAATGAAATTTATTAGAGAAATTGAAAGTGGAATGAGAGATAAGTCTTGTACACGTTTTAGACCGAAAGCAGAATTCTTTTCATTTGAATCTGACACTAATAAGATTCCTCATACTAATTATCATATTGAAACTGATAAGAAATTTACGATTGTATTTGATCATGGTGTATTAGAAATTGAATATAATCGTGAAGAACGGAGATGGATTGCTAACTCTTTAGGGTATACTTTTAAAGATATCGTAGAGATGACTGCAATCCTAGGATTCATTGAATCTAAAATATTATTATTTAATATTAAACAAGAGGAGAAAGAAAATGGTTGATGATGAAAGAGATTTTTATTTTATAGCATTTTATTCAAAGAATAAAGATAAACTAAATGAATTCCATGATAATGCTAAAAAATATTTAGAAACTAATTTTGATATCATTAGTATTGGAGATATTGAAAACTTTGATGGATCTACTTATAAATTCAAAGTAATTTTAGCTAAAGATAGATTCATGCATTTATTTGATATCGAAGATATTCTTCAAGAAAAATACTATGGTGTATTCTTTGACTATCGTGTCGTTCATAATACAACTGGTATTATTTATGAAAATAATGAATACAGTAAAATTCTTCCACCTAAACGGTATGTATTAAGTAAAGCAATTAAGATGCCAATCGATGGTAAGATTGAATATAAAGTGAGCGATTACTATTATGCAGAAACTAAAGAAGAATTGTATGATATGATCTTCCATTTATATGGTCTTATTATTAATAATCTAAAACAAATTCAAGAAGCATCATTTGAATTAGTTAGATATCATTTGGTTAAGAAAGATGGATTTATCAATTCTATTTATCCACTTGATGATGAAATTATTGATTTCTTAGAATTAGATATTAATAAAGATAGTCATCCATTTATGGAAAGAATGGGGAATGAGTAAAATGCTAAAAGTTCATACACATTGGGACGGCACTTCTAATTCATTTATGTTTTATGGCGATTATATGAATGAATTAGAAAAATTTCATAGCTTATTATGTGATGGTAGTATTTTAAAATATATTTACGAACGTAATCCATTATTAAGTGAGCAATTTGATGATTGTATAATTAATTACGTTAGTGATTTTGAATATAGTCCATTGTATGGAATTTATTTTGAATTAGATTTCGATTCTGATGGTCAATTATTTGAAGAAATTGATATGGTATTGGAAGAAATCTTTGGTGGTAAGATTAATTACGTTGCTTTGGTTCATGATGAAGAACGTGGTATATATGTAAATACAGATGAAACTGGCGATTTCTATACTACACGTTATAAACGAGTCAGAGCTCATGAATCTGGTGAATTTGATAGAGAAAGTGATGTTGCTTTCTATTCAACTTTTAGTAGTTTAAAACAAGATGTACTTTTAGAGCATCCAGATAACGTACCTGAATTATTGGGTATTACTAAATTTGATGATCTTGAAGGTGCTTTAAAACGTATTGATTTTGATAAGGAATATAAAACTTATATCTATCAATACGCTAGTGAAATTTAATATTAAATAAAAGGAGTTAAATAAAATGGCTAATTATTGCTACAACGATATTACAATTTGTGCTAAAGAAGAAAATCTAGTTGATTTAGAATTTCTTCATACTAATTTAGTATATTTATTTGAAAAGAATGAACTATATTGTTATGATATCTTCACAGAACTTTTAACATCATTCGATAAACCACAGATTAAATTTGATAGTAGAGATAATGTAAATTGGTATATGGATACCATCGAATGTAATGAAAATGGTACTTATAACTTTACTATTAGTATTGAAAGTGCATGGGTGCCAGTTATTTCTAAAATAGAAAAAGTTATATATGAGCTATATGGAAATAATATATGGTGTGTTGCTACTGCAGAAGAACCAGGCTGTGATATTTATATAAATACTGATGAAGAAGGCGAATTTTATGAAACAAGATATCGCCTAGTATTTTATTATGATAATACGCATCATGATTGGTATTTAGATTCATTACCAGAATTAATTTTACGTATTAATAAAATTTATAGTGAAAATGGTCATAGTGAAGCTATTGAATATTCCGCTGATGCATACGAAGTTAGCGAATCAGTTGTCAAATTCAATAATTCTGAATTAGCTAAATCTAAAGAATTAGAAATCGCTATCTATACATTCGAAGATAGTGACTTAGACGAATAATAAAAACATTATGATAAACTCTAAGCAAAGGAGGTATCATAATGCGAAATCCATATATGCTAAGTGATGTAAATAGCATGAATGATGGACCTCAGATTATTAAGTTAAATAATCTACCTGAATATGATTTACAAGATTGGAATCTTGTAGATCAAAAAGATTTTAATAAATTTATTGCTGAATTAGAGAAGACAGTCAGATCTTCCATCGAATATCAACAATATATTCAGTATCTAAGAAATGCATTCAATATGAACAGTTGTGCATTTTATAGAAACGTAACAAACGTACCTAATCCTAAGATAAAAATCCATATTCATCATGAACCTATAACTTTATATGATATTTGTCTTATTGTATTCAGAAAGAGACAAACTCTTAATGAACCTATAGACGAAGAATCTATTGCTAAAGAAGTTATGTGGAATCATTATAATGGATTTGTAGGATTAATTCCATTATCTGAAACAGCTCATGAGTTAGTACATAATAATTATTTATTCGTACCTTGTACTCATGTATTTGGTGAATGGAAAGAATTTGTAAATATGTATAAATCATATTTTACATTAGATCAAATCGATTTATTGAAAGATATTGAATCTGCATCTGAAATGTATACAAGCGACAGAGCTAAATATCTATTTGATAAACGATTTACTTATGTGGACGACAGTGGAGCATATGATCTTCCTGAAAAAGAAAAGATCATTCAAATGCTTAATGATCGGAAACAAGAATTATACAATTCATTGTAATTTTATAATAATAACCTACAACATATAGATAAAAAATAGACCACGTAGATTTATATAGAGCAATAGTAGATTAGCGTCTCTATTCCAAATTATAAATCTGGTTCTATATGTTGGAATTAATCTAATGAGGTGAACAAATGAAATTTGACGTTCTAAAAGAACTATCTGAAAACTACGCATTAGAAAACACTAATTCCAGTGCCATTACAGAAGCAAAACATGATCTAAATAATATTCTAGAACAAGTACAAGATGTTTCGGTGGTTCAATTCCCAGTCGAAGCTGTACCAGTGTTTGAATCCACTAAGGACGACGGGTCTAAAGTTCTAGTAGTAGATGCTTATGATCTTGGTAGATTCATGGAAGCTACCTTGGAAACGGATGCTTTAGTTGCTATCGGAAAGATTAAAGACGCTAATAGCGCACTCATTCCAGACGATGCGAAGTTTGCAATTCTTATTGATAAGAAACGCTTAACTGGATTAAAAGAAGCGGCTGAAACTAATCCTGAATCTGGGCTTGTAAATGTTGGTCATGCGACTAACTTATTGCAGGATGTTATCAATAAAGGCATTGAATTAGTTACTGCTAAAAAAGAAGAAAAATAAAATTATATATCCCCTTGGAGTTGATCTCCAAGGGGGCTTTTATTTTTTAATAATATTTTTCACAATATATTATAAACGTATAAAGGAGGTGAAAACTATGATAAAAATGGAAAATGCAATTAATATCTTTACAGATGCATCTGTATTAGGTAAGATAGACAAACATAATAAGAATAAAGTATGTGGTGGTGCTATAGCTGTAGACTTTAATAATGGTAGAATGAAAGAATACCATTGTGTTATTGATAGATCAACAAACAACTATGGTGAATTAACTGCATTAGGGCTTGGCATTCAATTGGCAAGTATTTATAAAGATACTTATGAGAGAATTAATATATTCTCTGATAGTAAACTATCGGTTATGAGTCTACGAGAGTGGATTTATGGCTGGGTAAGAAATATGAACCAAAATTATAGATTATTATCTTCTACTGGAGCTGAAGTAGCAAATCAAGATCTTATTATTAGAATAACTGATAGTATAATTGATAACTTCATTCCTGGAAGACATAAATTAAATATCTATCATTGTAATGGTCATATTTATAATCCAAAAGACTATTATAAAGCAGTCAGAAGTTTATCTTTGAATTTTAAATATAGATTATCTGAAGAAGAATTTAAGATGCTTCAATATTATATGAAGATTATTCAAAGATGGAATAATTATATTGATGAATCAACTAGAAGTTCATTGCATACTATGCAATACGGAGTAGAGTATTTTACTGATGTTGGTACTCTAAAACAATGTATGGAATATCCAATGACTTATGATTTATTAGATCAATATAGTAGAATTGTATCTAACTCTTATCAACTTTAATTAGGAGGTATATTAAAATGACAGTAGCTACACTTTTTAAGAAAAATGGTGAAAATATTACAGGAAAATTCGATGAAGGTAAATTGATCATCGATGGATTTTTCATGTTAACTGATGAAAATAATTTGATTCATCTTTACCCAAAAGAAACTATTGAATATTTTGCTCTAACTAGCAATATAGAAGACTATAGTACTTATTTAGATCAAAAAGGAATTAAAGTTCCTATTGGTATCAATAAATTTAAAGTATTAATTGGTGAGTCTCAATTAGTTATTGATAATGCATTCTTCTGTGAATCCATTGGCGATTATGTTAGAATTACTACATTTGGAGCACCAGGATATATTAATGAAGTATTCATTCAAAAAGAAAATGTGAATGATATCCAAGTTCATTATACTGAAACAAATCAAGAAAAGGCTTCTTTATTATTTGATAAGAAACTTTTAGAAAAAATTGATATGGGTGACTATTATGGTGAAGTAATGGTACTCTTATCTATTCTTTCTAGCTATGATATTCATGAAGATGATTTCTTAGCAATTTATGAATCTAATTATTATACTTTTAATATTAGTACAGATTTTGCTAACGCAATTGATCTTTATATCAAATCTAAATCTGAAAATAAAACGGATAATAATTTAGCCGAAGAATACGGTGATACAATTTCCGATGATTCTATTGCTGAATGGAAATCTGTTAAACCAGAACCTGTAGAATTATTTGCAAATGATGAATTATCAAACTTAGAGCCAGAACCATTAAAAGATGAAGAAGACAATTCTGTAGAAAACTGGCAATATGATGGGTCTGATGTTTATAATGTGAATGAAGAAAATGAATCTGAATATCTTAACGAAGAAGAACCAGTAGCATTAGAAGAAGTGCAACCTGAAGAAGAATTAGATGAAAATTCAAAACAACAGGTCGAACGAATTCAAAAAGATTTAGATGATCAAAATATTGATTTTGATATGGAAACTTTTATTAAAACTGGTAAAATATATGATCAAGCCGCATCTGAAATCAACGATATCATTGATTCGGCAAAAGGAATTGATTTTGAAAAATTAAAATATAGATTAGGAACTGATGGTGGTGATTTACGAAATCTATATGAGACTTTTTGCGAAGAATCAGACCTAACAATAGATTCTAAAATATCTTATGACGCATTTTATGCATTTTTAAACGCTTAATTTTAAATATCTCCCACTAGGATCATAGAAATCCTAGTGGGA